CTTTGCCCCTTACGCGAGAGAGTGGATCTGACATTCATTACTGGCCGAGAATGTTGAACCTACCGAGATCAACCCCCTGCCACGGGGAACCTAAGACCACGCCCTCGAATACACGGCGAGCCCAAGCCTCTGTCCCCAGAATTTGTTCTGGAGTCATTAGTATCTCGCCTGAGGCAACCAGGGTCTTCAATTGGTTATGAATTAACCTGTCCCTGTTGTCCATATCAGGCCTCAGCCCCTCGGCCGACGACACCCATAACCTAATGTTGGACGCCTCTTCAGCAGTCACCGGTTGTCCTGCCTCGCCCGACCCTTCGATAGGAACAGATTCGGTGGGCACTGGCTGCTTAACAGGAACTAGTATCGATGTGACCGAATCCCTGAGCCTTGAAAACGCTCTCGGGTTACTAAGGGTCAACTCTCCACCCCCCTGGTTCACCTCCTCGTCCTCAGGGGTGGCTCGCGCCCTCCAAAAGTCGACGTAGGTGTTGAGCTCGGATATCATCGCCTCTCGAAGACCTGCGTCTCCGATGTCGTTGATCCTCGCCATCATCGCCTCGCGGAACGTCCTCTCGTTCGCTTCATTCCAAAGGAACTCAAGACCACCTGCTCCCTCAACAAACAGCGGGTTATAGATGCGTGACAGTTCGTCCAAGGTTGAGAAGAAGAGGTTCTCCGCTCCCCGGTCTGCTCCTCCAGAAGAGATGGCCCTCAGCCTTTCCTCGTGAGGGAAGAGGACGTCCTTCTGCCATGCTCTGCGTCCTTCCTCTACGGCTGTCTGGAAGTCCTGATCGTTCTGGAGCCTGGCCATCTCGTCTTCTGCTCGCTGCGCCTGGAGCGTGATGTCGTGAGCCCTGCCGAGGGCGTCACGCCCTGTTAGAAACTCCTGGCCCGCTTCTCTCTCTCTAGTCTGGTGCTCTCGCTGCAACTGGTTCTGAGTGGAACTGAAAGCGTTTTGGCTTGCGTTCGTGAAGGCCGAAAGGAATCTATCCTTCCGGTTCTCTCTCTTCGAAAAGAGCCTATTACTGGCTCCCTCTCCCATTCTGCCTATTCTGTCTGAAGTTATTGATGTCGCCATTTAGAAATCGGGCCTCCACCCGGTTATCGTTGATGGAACTCCGACTGAAGGCGTTCCTTCCGCAAGGAACCCGCCAAAGGCTGCGCCAAGGGACGCCCCCACAGGACCAAGGAACGATCCTAAAAACGTTCCAAGCACTGGCAGGAGTATGTCTAGCCAATCGTCCCCGGCAGCCGCCGCGTCCAGTTCAAGCTGCGCCATTTTCAGGTCCATTTCAGTGATCTCTGGCAGCATGATTTTGTCAAATTCATTCAGCCAAATCTGCTGTGCTCCAAGCTCTATCCCCATCGCCGTATTAGCTGCACCAACAATGGCTTCAACGTTAGCCAAGATTGATGTGACCTCAGCGTGGAATTGTTGGAAATGGAGGTTGGCGTTTTTGTAGACCGTCTCCAGCTCCGCCACGATCCCCCGCTCTCGACGATTCAACCAGGCTTGCCTAGACACGCCTCCTGATTGCATCTGAGAGATGAAGACCTGGTCCTCCGCCTGGATGGCTAGAATGGCCTGTTCAAAGTTTTGATTACCAATAGCTATCCGGCGCTTCAAGTCTCTCTCTGCAACCCCAGCAGTAGCCTCGTGGGCAGCCCGCATGAACTTGGAAAAAGACTCTCCGGCAACACCGGAGGCAATGTTCTCCACAAGCCGCGCGTCATTTCTTCTTGCCTGTGCTAGTTGCCTGCGCTGCAAGTCAGTTGTTAGGTCATCTCCTGGCTGCGGAACTCTGCCAGGATCCTGGAACCTATCCATTGCGGCATTGTAGCCCGCAAGGTCCGCCGTTACGTTTTTGTCGGCGTCTAGGGTAAAGAACCCTGCACCAATGGCCGCTTCTTTAGCCGACTGATTAAGTTCGTCCTGAGTTAGATCCGCCTGGAGGCGTTGGGTAACCTCGCCCGCCTGGTCAATGAATGCCTGAATGTCAGGGACTTCCGGAAACCCCTCATCTAGGATCGCCATGAGCTGCTTGAGGAAGGGCTCCATGAGCTTGCGGAACCTGGCTTCGGCATCATCCGCGCCCTCTTTTGCTTCTGATACGGTCGGGTTGGGAGGAGGAGGGGGGAGAAACTGGTTACGCGGAACATCTTCTTCTCTGAAGAAGTCGTCGTCTAGACCGCTTATGTCACCTGACCACCACGCCCAACGACTGGTAGAACGATTGTATCTCCATATTCCGGGACCAGAGGGAGCTCCAGAAGGACGCCCACCTGGATGGCCACCGCTCTCTGGGTTGCCCACGCTTGATGGTGCGTTTATGCCAGTGTTATACCCGACTCCATCTGGGATATCGTAGGTGGTGCCGTTGATCACGACCGGGGTCGTCCCCTCTGCGGCCGACAGACTCGGGGGAGGAGCCACAAGAGGGGGTTCTGAGGAGGATGGTTGAAGGGCTTGAGGTGAAGCCGTCACCCCAGCGGGAGCTATTGCCCCCGACGACGGAGTCACTGTCGTGGATGCGTCAAATATCGAGCGGAACCCACCGGTTTTCGGCTTGTTCAATAGGCTCTTTTCGAAGAGAGAGGACCGGTTGGTTGGTGATTTCCTGCGACCGAACAAGCCGCCTGTGAATAGGTCGGACATTAGAACTTCCTCTCCTCCATCTCGATGGAGATGCCGTAGAACTTGGCATCATACTGAGTGTCGTGTTGAACAGAAAACCCGAGGTTGTAGAACCTGCCCTGGCTGGGAGGGACGCTCACCAGCTGGGTGTGAATACCTGAAGCAACAGAAGCAGTGAGGGTGGCGGTAGAGCTAGCCTCTCCGTATTCGTCCTGCGTGTAGATCTTGAACGTGTAGTCGTCGCCCGCAGTGACCGAGACGTCTCCCACTCTTGGGCGGAGCCGGGTGAAGACGTCGGGGGTGTGGAACCCATCGAAGTGGTAGTACTTCGACTGGAACTGCATGTTTATTGTGGCGGTGGCATTGATGTTGTCCACCGTCCCGTTATCGAGCTGCAGTAGGTAGACGTTCGTGTTGTCCAGGCCTAAGAGAATGCCGTTGTCGTCCTGTGCGTACTCGTAGATGAACTGATCGATGGCGTGACCCGTGTGACGGAACAGGGACATTCGCCCATCACCCGTTGGGTCGGTCCTGAAAGTGTCTGGGTCGAACTCAAGGATCCTGGAGTTAGCGGGAAAGGAGAAGTAGACACTGCCCTCGTACACCGTGGCTGCTGCCGTTGTGAGAGTCCATGAGTCAATGTCGGATTGGATGTGCTTGGAGACCTTCAGGATTCGAGAACCGTCCCACATCCATATCCCATCCCTGGCGACGAAGTAGAGAAGGTTGCGATCAACCACGCTGGCTCGTGGGCCCACAGATCCAACGTTCGACTGGTTCCTGCGAACCGTATGGTTATTCACCGACGTTCCAAAAATTGAATGGATCCCGCTGTTCATTAGAATAGTCAGGCCCTCGCTCTGACGATGCATGGCTTGGATCTCTCCGCCATCCCGAAAGAACTCGAAGTCCTCCACGTGCCATTTCTTCAGGGTCCCGAACTGGCCCCATCGAAGCCAATTCCTCATTCCTAACCAAATTCGACTAGCACTGGTTGCAACCGTGTTCGGCTTATCCCCTACCATTAACTGGCTCAAGAACTGGGTGTGCTGGACCTTCAGCCCTTGAGCGTCCAAAGGGGCTGTCAGGGACGTCTCTCGATTTACTGCCCTCCAGCAATACCGGTTGGTCAGAGGGTCTCCCAAAGAATCTGGACCCGTTTCAAAGATGAGAGACCCGTCCTCCGTGTCTATCGGAAATTCAAACTCAGACACTGAGTTACCCGCCGAAGTCCAAGTCGGAGCGTCGATAGGGGTGTAGGCCACCCAGGTTATGGATGACGCGGCAGAGGCCCTCCCCAGGTATTCATGAGTGAAGGTGGCGCTAGATGTGGCCTCCACATCCAATGCCTCGACCAGGTTGAACGTGTTGTCGTTGGCCACCCAGAACCCTGCACCCGTGGCAGGTGCCTGGAGCTCGAACGTCACCGACGTGGAGCTATGTGCCGCCTCACTGTTGGTTGCATAGTTCCCACTGGCAGTGGTGGAGGAATACTGACCCGCATAGACGAAGGCGTCGTCCTCCGTGCGGGTGTCGTAGCGCTCAACGGTGTCGGTGAAGACCGTGGAGGCTGTAGCCCAGACTATCCGCGGCTCATCCACTCCGTTCACCGCCACCACCTGCTCACCCAGGACAGCAAACTGGACGTCTGTTCCTGCCGTCAGGGTGTGAGCAGTGGCTGACGGATACGTGAGTGTTGAGAACGCGGTGGCGGTGCCCAGCTCCAGGGTCACGCCAAAAGTAGGCATAGAAGCCTCCACTGCGAGGACCGTGCGCCACACACCTTCTATCTGGACCCGGATTCCTCCACGGATGTCTGAGCCAGTGATTGAAGCGTACCGAGAGATCCCGCCACGCTTCTTGATCCCGTTATCCCAACGAACATCGTCAGCCTGAAGGGCCTCGTTGTCCGCCATCTGCTCTGAGGGAATGTCGGTGGCGTAGCCACCTCTGAAGTCGACGAAGTCGAAGATGCTTGCCACTACGTAGAGCTGATCACCTCAGGCGGTCGGTAGACCGTCTCAGGGGATGGCTCCAGCGCAGGGTTCGCGTTGGACTCGCGCAAGCGATACTCGATGGCTGAATCTAGAAAGTCACGCATGAACAGGATGGCCTTCTGGAACTCGTGGGCCTCTTCACAGAGCTTGGCTGCTGCAAAATACACCGGACCCATGTGGACCTCGGTGGGTAGGGGGCAATCGGTAGAGTCTGCAGTTCCGTCCACCGCCAGGTCTGTCTCAACTCCGTTGTACCAGACGTGAAACATATCCTGGCTGCTTGGTGCTGGATAAACACGGATCTTCTTGTTCTTGATTGCGTAGTGAGTGGGGGTCCCATGTCTCTCGGGGGAGATGAACAGTTCCCAGGGAGCCTCTCGAAGAGGAATGCCGTCCCATTCAACATGGGTGAGGCGAAGGAAGTTTGAAGGAAGGTCAGTCTCGACGAACGTGTCCTGAGGAATGTTCGAGACCCATGTCTGCGCACCGGAAGTGCCAGTCTTCGCGAACAGCACGTCCGTTGCGTCCGAGTAGTTGATGCCAGACGGAGAGTTGATCTCGATGTCCGTCCCATCGATGGAGTCAATCGTGAACTTCCAGATGTCTGAACCCGAGGTGTTGAAGACTACCGTAGTCGAGGTAGTCACCGCCTGAATAGCAGTCTGGAGATCAGAGGCTACCGTGGCCCCCGTTGCGTTTGCGCGGTTGGTTGCGGTGATGGCCACGTCTGTAGCCGCCAGCGCATTGGTGCAACCAACCCCGCCAGTAATGGTGACTCGTATCGCCCACCATGTTTTGGAATCGAAGCGAGGAACGAGCTGTAGATAGTCCTCCTTGGGTATGCCACCAACCTTCTTGGCGAGCTCTCTCGTCCCCTCGTTGACATACTTCTTGGTGACGTCAGAACTGTTGGTGATAGTTAGGGCGTTGGAGGCTGTACGGGCCAGCCTCTCCGCATAGGTTGCCTGATCGCCGAGAGTCATTTGCCCTTCTTCTTGAAGTGCTCAACCTGAGCCAGCCTCTTGGCCGCCTCCTTGAGAGAGCTCAGCTGCTTTGATAGCGGCTTGCCCTCCTTGGAGACGACCTTGAAGCCAGACCCAGACTTTACGACACTCATGAAGACCCGGCGTAACCCACGAACGCCCCGGTCACCGTGCCCGAAGGTCCGTTGATCCGAAGCGAAGAATTGGTCACCGAGGACGTCCAGTTCACGTAGACGCTCGCAAACCCTTGGGTCGCGTTCATCGGCACGCGCAAGAACGTAGTCGAATCCTCACGAATCGTGATGTCGCCTCCAATGGTGCCATCAGTCCAGCCCACGGCCACCGTTTCGAGAGTCCAAGACTCTCCCTCGGTCGCAGCCCAGACGGTGGCAGAAGCAGTCGAGACGCTTGCCTGCGCCTGCTTCTTCAGAAACGACGGACCAAAAGTAGGCATAGAAGCCTCCTAGTGGCCTACAGCCATGAATTGAACGGCAGTAAAACTCGTGATGTCCGTGTCTGACGCTATCTCCACCAGCGCACCCGTGGTGGATGCAGTGATGTGATAGATCTTCAACGCCTCGTTCGAGTAGTCGTATTGAAACACGACGTCACTCGCGGGGCCGACCATCACAAAGTCGGTGTTGTTGAAGTCAAGCGCGAACGTCATTCCACCTGAGGTATAGGTACCAAGGCCGATGGTGCCAACCGCAAAGTTGGCACCATTAGCTGCAGCGGAATTGAACGTGTACTGCCCGTTCAGGCCCTTGTCGTATGTAGCGGTAACAGTACCAGCCATAATCTACTCCTAGCTAGTTCCGTAGGTGATCTTCGGAACCTGGTTGATCGCAAAGGCCGTATTCGACCCCGTAGTGTCAGTCGTTACACAAACCGCCCACTCGTTTGACGCACCCGTGAAGGTTTGGTCTCCCGAGGAGAAGGTCGCAGTGTCCCAAATGATCGCGTTCCCAGCCGTAACCGAAGTCTCGCCCAAGGTAACAGAAGCGTTATAACCGCCGATCTGGAGCCAGCCTGAACCATCAGAAGCAATCGCCGCCTTCGGAACACCCACATACGCACCATGGAGCATAGACCCAGAAGAGCTCACTCCAGTGTCGAGTACTGCCTGCGCTTCATAGGCTGTAGAGCCAACAAAGCACAGGTACGGGGTTCCGGCGGTCAGAGCCTCCAGAGCTGTGGCCTTGATCCAAATCTTTCCAGTCGAATCCTCGCGAAAGGTCAGACTGGTGAAAGAGGAATTGGTGTCGGTGTATGCCATTCTTTCTCCTTACACCGTGTAGTCGAGGACAGTGTACTTGAAACTGGACTTCCGCATCTTGGCCACCAGGTTACCGGCCCAGTAGACCAGTTTCACCAGAGCCTGCGGAAAACCGGCCTGCTTCAGGTCGTCCCACGAGTCCGTCGTGAAGTTGAAGTTCGGATGGAACCGGAACTCAAACATCGACGTGTCGACACCATACAACCTGTTTGCGGTACAGGCGTAATCCCCAACAACCACCGAGCGGCCGAACTTGATCGCCTCGAACCCCATGTCAGCCATGTCGTTGTCCCGGTAGATCCGCTGGGGATCGGCCAGTGACTCGAACTTAGAGAACAGGTCTCGAGTAGTTACGAGCAGGTCAGGATAGTTTGGACCGAAGGTCGCGTCGTTGATCCGCTTCGCCAGAGAGGTTGAAGAACCCCAAAGGTGAAGACGAGTCTCCGCCGTATCCTCCGCGGCCGCTGCCCACTCGGCGGCATCAGCCACAGCGATGTCGGCATAGGTCGTGCCCGTGTCGATGATCGTGTCCAGAGACGAGAAAGAGTCTGCATCCTGAGAGGTGCTGTACAGGTCCGTGTTGAACCGGTTCAGCATGTCCTGCTGCATTTCCTCAGTCTTGTCCCGAAGAAGGTCAATGATCTGAGACTTGCCAGTGTTCTTCACTCGCTCGTCCCAACTGATCATGTTTTTGCCAACGATATACTTCCAAGCGAGTATCCCGCTGGTTCGCGTTTCTTTCTGCTCGTAGGTGATCTGCTGACGCGGATCTACCGCCTCGGCCAGACCGAGAGTCTGATACCGAATGGCGAACTGGATGTTGTTACCACCAGACGCACGAACATTGTTGCGCTGTTTGAGGCGCATGAAGAAGGGGCTCTTCTCATACACCTGCTGGGTCAGAGACTTGTCAAAGAAGTTGCTCTGAACCGAATTTGCCTCATCCCTAGTGAGAGCCATTCACTCGTCCTTATTCGCTCCCCCCGGGAACAAGCGCTGCATAGGCCGCGTCCGCTGCGTCCTGGGGTGAACTGTATGATGGGTCGTTTGGAACGGGGGCACCGCCGCTAGGCGTCAGATCAGCCTGCCCCATCTCCGTTTCGACCTGCTGAGTTACAGCCGCGTCACTCGTGCCATTCGACGAATAGCCCCGAGTAGCGTGATACAAGACGTCGAGAAGCTCTTCTTCGTTCCCATTCTGAACACGCGCTAGAAGTTCCTCTGCAGACTCGCGATCCAAGTCTGGATACTTCGTGGTGACGTTTCTCCACGCAGTCTCCACCTGTGACTCGTTCCTGGACTGCTCTAGTTGCTCTTCCAGCTTTGCCAGTCTCTCCTCCATGGGAGAGGTTCCGTTGCTCTGGGGTTGCACACCCATCGTTCGCCCTCCATCGAGAATCGACTTGACCTGCGCATACATCTGCGGGTCGCTTTGAAGCCTCTGATCCCACTCAAGGTACTGTCGAGAGACGGCGCGCTCGTGCTCACGCTCTTTCTGGAGGTCTTCGAACTTCGTAGTGAACTCGGTTCGATCGTCATCCAGTTTCTTGCGCTCTCTCTCAAGCTCCCTGCTGCGGAGATAGGACTTCCTGAACCCCGCATCGAGATCTTCCTTCGTCTTGAACTCCTTCTCCTCGCCATCCAAATAGGAAAAGCGATAGAAGGATTCTGGCACCTTCTTAGGTACCACCGCAGCCTTACTCACGTCCGGCTGTTGGACATCACTGCCCTTCTGCTTTGCCATTTATCTCCCCAAAAGAGATCCAAGGCCACCGCCTGAGGGCGCTGGGCCACCAGGAAGAGGCGCTGGTCCACCGGGAAGCCCTGGGGCAGATGCGCCAGGAGGCGCTGCCGACCGAATCTTTCCCTCGGTGGTTGCGTTCTGGACTTGACCTTTCATTGCTCCAGGAAGTTGCGAGATGGGTCCATCTACATCAATGCCCATTTGTTCGAGTCCTTGACGGACTGTCATGTCAGGACTCAACCGCCCCCGAGCGGCCCCACGGAGGGCGTCGTTCGGGTTGAGAATAGAGTCCTGGGGACCGACCGGAGGAGCTCCCGCAGGACCGCTTGGCGCGGGTCCCCCTGGGACTGGTCCGGGCGGTGGAGCTAGGCTACTCATTGCGCCTCCCTCATAAGCTCATTCACGTCGAGGGGAGCCTGGACCGGGGGTCCTTGCTGTGGCTGCCCTTGCTGGGATAGTTGCTGCATCTGCTGCTGCATCTCCTCAATGATCTGTCGGTGTCTAGGTAGCCGCAAAGCTTCCAGAGTCGCCTTCCACATCGGCATCGAAGTAGTGGGGTCACCCACCGCCATTTCGAGAAGCCTGAGGAACATGTTTGCCTTGGACTGCTTGTCCATGGGCAGCGTTGAGTTGGTGTCTATAGTTAGGTCAAAGGCAGCGTAGATGGGGTCTACTTCGCCGAACTCTGCCATGAAGCGGTTCGCGTCGTTCTCTAGCTGAGCTGCTTCGTCCTCACCCATGTCTGGAGCGGGGGCGCCGACTGCCTTCTGCGCAAAGTCGTTCCGGTTGCTCACCGTGAATCGCTGAGGACCTTCATCGCTCTGTACCTGAAATTCCCGGAGCTCGGAATAGAACTTCTGCATCATCTCGATCATGAGATGTAGAAGCTCGGATACAGAGTGTTCTAGGTTGCGAACTCTCTGCCGCATCCGCGTGTAGGCGCTCTCGATGAGCGTAGAGATCTCCGTAGCGGACTGTCGCTGAGACTTGCCTACCTGGCCCTTGGATACATCTGTAACGCCAGAAACTTCCTCCATGAGGCGCTGGATGGCGTTCATGAGCAGGGGGACGGTCTGGTTGATTGGATCAGCACTAACCTTATCTAGGATTGGCTGGGAGCCAGTTTGAATGCCCTCAAAGACCGCGCCGCCTTGCTTGAGCTGCTTCTTTACGTCATCTGCCGTCAGGCCTGAATTGGGGTCCAGGATCCACGGAGGATCACCATAGGAGGTCATCCAGGTATGCATGAGCTGGAGAGACCGGTTGAAGGAGAGGTTCATCTCCTCGATCTGATCTGGCTCTGACATTCCCCAGAACTCGTGGGGAACTGTGTAGTCATAGAGGGCGATGTAGGGAGGGCGCGAGAAGGGCCACGGTTTCTCCTCTAGCGTAACCCCGCGCATCATCACCTTGATCTTGCCGTTCGGGAACTTCTTGCGAGACTGCTTGTTCTCCGTCTTCTCTTTGGTCTCCTTGCCGTCGTCGTCGATGTAGTAGTCCTCGACGGTGGAGTCGCGGAGGTAGACCTCGTAGAACTTCTCTTTGTGGTCTTCCAGCTCCCAGTCCTGGAGGTTGGACAGAGCGTCATTCCCCATGGCTTGGGTCACTTCTTTGAACTTCTTGGGATACTTGAAGCGAACGAAGGAGAGAGGCTTGGTCATTCTCTCGCCGCACATAGGAGAGTCTTCGATAGTGGTGTAGCCAGGTGCGATGAAGAAGGTTCGAGAGTCGACATTGTCGATCGCGACCTCCTTGGAGGTGTTATCCCAACGGGCCTTGGCTATCCCCGTCTTCATGATCAAGGAGTTCTTGACCCAAAGGAACAGCTTGTTGTCCATCCTGAGCTTGTCCCAAAGGTACTCCAGGGCGACAGAGAAGGCCTCCACGTGATTCTGCATGAAGGACTGCCTGGCTCGAACAGACCAGATAGGACGGTTGTCAGTGAGTAATGGAGCTACGGTCTCCACCGTGGAGAAGATGTAGTTGGCGTGGATCTTGGAGTCGTTCTCGTCAACGTTTTTGCCCCACCATTCGCCCTTGTAGCGCTTCATAAAGCGCTCCATCTTCTCGTAGACTCCCTTGTTGGAGCTGAAGATGTTGTCGATCTTGGCGGAGAGCTTGACCGCTGGATCTTGTTTTTCAGCCAACCTTGGTTAGGTTCTCCTTTCGGAGAAAGTCGTCCCGCTCCTTCTTGGTGTTGAAGTTCTGAAAGACCATACGGTCGTATCCCGCTCTAAATTCAACAATCTGTCCCATGCTTTCAATCGAATAGATCCTCTTTGCCTTATCTCCGCATATTGGGCACACGAGTAGATCGTCTCTCAGGAGTCTCTCGAAGACTTCCTGCTGTCCGTGGGAGGGGCAAAGAACGTCCGCCGACGGCAATCTGCGCTCCGCTAAACTCTTGCCGAGGTCTTTTGGTTGGACCCCCTTGCTGCTGCGTCATCAGCCTTTGGATCGCTGAAGCCGGTGCTCCCATTTGCAATAAAAGCTCGAAAACGTTCACTCACGCGCTCCGATATCTCCCGGTAACCGTCACCGGATTGTACTGAAGAATATACACCTCTTACGAAGCCAAGATCATCCTCTGTGTCTACTGCGAGTTTGATCATCGAGTAATCCTTATCAGAGTCTATGTTTTTATGCAACCACAAGTGCTGGTTCGTGTAGACGCCGTATGTTACATGCTCCTTCCAGAAGGCGTCGTGGTGAGCCATTCGCTCCATCCGATAGAGGGAGTCTCGATGAAACACCTCTACATCCATACCCACGGGGAACCTTCTTCTCAACACATTCGAGCAGAAATCGTTATCTTCAAGACCCTTCACGCACATATCGATGACCTTGGGGTCAATCAAGGGGCAGTCTGCGGTGATGCGAACGATAACGTCGCAATTCACGAACTCTGCAGCTTTGACGTAGCGATCCAGGACGTTCTCTTCCCCTTCTCGATACCAGAAGTCGAAAGCTCCTCTGTTGCCCGAGATGTCGGCTATGCGCTTGTCTGGGGTTGCCACAACAACCGCGTGAACTTCCTCTGCATCCTGAACGTTGGAGATGACGTGTTCCAGGATAGATTTCCCACCGATCTTTCGGTAGACCTTCCCGGGAAGTCTCTCTGACTTCTCTCTTGCCTGGATGATTGCCGCGACGTATGGAGACGGTCTTGATTCCTTCGCGATCATTTCCTGAACAAACTCCATGTGCAGTTATCGAACCCTTGCTCTTTCGTTAAAAACCCACCATCCACGAGCTCCAAATTCATATCTTCGTAGAACCTTGAATACGGACCTTTCCAAAGAGCTCCCTCCTGACCCCGATACGGTATCTCCTCAAACTCTTCTGACTCGTATTCGACACTAAGAACAAGACCAGACGAGCATCGGACAACCTCTTCCATAGCCTCAACAACATTGGCTGGCGGCTGGTGAATGAGTACTCCGCAGGTAAAGACTATCTCGAAGAAGTTGTCCTTGAACGGAAGGTCGTAGATCGAGCCTTGGACGGTATTGGCCCACGGAGCCACCTCCCTGGATCGCAATAGGGCGTCTGTATTGATCTCCACTCCCCACCCCTCACAGTACTCTCCAACGATCTCAAGATTCACTCCTGATCCTGACCCAACCTCCATGGCGCTGGTGATTTCGTAATCCTGAACCAGGCCTTCCCAAAACGGTCTTCGCAAATAGTTTGTCTCGGGGTTGCGATCAAGGTACTCGTCTCCAAACTCACCCCTCCAGAGCTCTTCCTCCTGGATCAAAGAATTCTCATTGGCCATCCCTTTTCCTCCAAGTACCGCTTCGCTTCGAGCGGCGTGTTTTTCGTAAACTGCCAAAAAGCTCCAGCAGCAACTGCGTCAGCACCAGCGGAAAGAGCAGCGTCCATATCAGCAAAAGAACCACACCCGGAAGACGCCACGACCGGACAGTCGACTGAATCAACCATTCTACGGATTGCCTCCAGGTCGTAGCCGGTCATAGTTCCGTCTTGTTCTCGTGACTGGACGATAAGCTCACCGCAATTCTGAAGAACAGCTCGGCTGGGGTGATTAGAGCTACAAACAAAAACAACAGACTGACGACCATAGGCGTTAGCAATATCTTCGCCCAGATGCCAAGCTCCAGAGCCCAGAGCGACTTTATCTGCGCCACACTCGCCCATAAGCCTTCGAACATCGCTTCGATCATTTATCCCTCCCCCGACCGTAAGCGGAACGAAATTAACCTCTGCCATGTTAGCGATGGTACGAAAATCAGGTGGCCGAACTTCCCTCCGCGCGCTGATATCGAAAACGACCAGCTCATCAACCTCACGTAAATTAAAGACTCGCGCAGCGGCAACAGGGTTACCCACAACGCGATCCGCTTGAAACTGACGACCTTTGACAAGCTTCCCATGATCAAGCAGCAGTGTCGGAATGACTCTTCTTCGCAACAAGGTGTCGTGGATCTCCCTCAAAGAGATCTCGGTTGATGAACATCTCGCATACCTCCAGGAACTCTTTCTCGTGCATTCGAATGTCGGAAAGGATGTGATCTAGGGTCTTGCCCAAGTAAGCGGAAGGATACTTACCGTCCCATATTCGGACGTGAGTAAGGGCTTCGTCACGCGTCCACCGCCCTCTGCGCACGTGCGTGCAGGCGATATCTGTTGCGCGGCCGAATCCGAACTTGATGTACTTGAAGAAGTCGTGGATGCCGGTCTGGTGGTTGTCCAGGTTCTCGTAGCGGAACCCGTGAGCCTCAACCGGTTTGAACCACCATTCGAATCCGTGCCTCTTGGCCTTCACCGCATTCCTCAGACCGTCCCACGGGTAGAAGTAGCCCATGAACAGACCCTCGATTCCTGAGACGTCATCCGGATAGGTATACGGGGCGACTTCCCGCTTCAATAAACCAAGATCGGTCACCCTCAGACCTAACAACCCACCGAATTCTTCCAGCCATCCACGGTCCAGGAGATGGCGACCAGCTCTCGGGCCACCATATTCGTGCTGTGGATTCTCTCCCCAGATTATCAACGGTATCTGTCTCTGTATTGCGACAGCGACCGGAGTAGTAAAGATAGAAACGTGTTCCGGCCACGAGATGTCCCCAACTGTCTCCAAACAAAACTTGTTCAGCTCTCCTCGCACCTTGGCGTTTGGTGCAACCTCAACCAAGTCCACTCCTAATCTACGGATATTGTCCAGGTTCCTTCTGCCAATCCCAGACAGATCACAGGTCCTTGCGTTCACCGCTAGCGGGTTATACCCGAGCTCAAGGATCTTCAGAATCTGAGCGGTTGAATCCTTTCCACCTGAGACAGGAACAATGCAATGGTAAGGATGAGCAGTAACACCACGAAGATGATCACGAAATATCTCATCTCGCTCTTCCCAGGGGATCTCTTTCCTTTCATCGAAGTTCCTGCATGCAGCACAAACACCCTCCTCGTCAACGAACAGATCTGGCTTGGACGACGGCATTACGCATCTATTGCAGTAGGTCATGGCTTTTCTGGCGGTGAGTTGAGAGATATCAACTCCCTAATATATTGAGACACTGGCTTCCCGGCCCTCTTCGCCTTTGCCTTCAGTAGGTCGCCAAACCATCTGGGAACGCGAAACGAGAACACTTCCGTGGGGTCCGTGTTATTCAAACCTTCACCCTCTCTTCCCATGACTTTGCAGATCTCTGCACCTCTGCCAGCTTGTCAAGAACGGTGAAACCAAGACCTCCTGCATGCAAAGTCTCATACAGCGGATTCTCCCAGCTCTTAAAAGAAAACTGCTCAACCAACTGGAAGACCATTGCACAAGAATCAACTAAGTCGTCCTTACCTTCGTAGTTAGGGTTGATCTTCTCCATCTGCTCAAACAACCGATGAAGGTTAGGATGGAAGAAGATCTTTCCCTGCCTAACGAATGATCCAAGAGTGAGGTTTATCCTGTTGAACTTGCTCACCTGTTTCACTGACATACTAAGCAATGGAAGAGCTATCGGATGCCCCTGTCCTTCTTCCCATTGCGTCTTGACCATTCGAATGACCGTGGCTAGGTGTTCCTGTAACCCAGCTTCCATTCCGATCTTCACTGGCTTGTAGCGCTCGTTCAGCTGCATGACTATCTGAGCTATCTGATCACCAGTCTTCTTTACCCCGAAACACTCAACGATGTAGACGACTCCGATGCTGTTGATTGCTGCAACACAGAAGGCGGTCTCGTCTGAGTACTTCTTTACTGAAGCGGCAGGATCGATTGTTATATAGTACTTATACTTCTCGTCTTTTCCGGGGAGATTGGGTGTAGGCCATGTTGGTTGTGGCGGAGGGAATAGCTGATCTTCACGAGGGATCGTGTTGATCATCATTTGAGCAGAGAACATGTAGGGACCCATCCGCTTCTTCATTCGGTCCAGCATCCCGAGGGTGTAGAACGAGTAGATGGGCTTCCCGTTGACTATGGCTGGTTTTCGGAAGACTGCGTCTCCGTAGATCTTCTCTTGCTCGATGTAGTGATAGAGATCCGAGTAATGGTAGGGCGTTCCGGTGACAGTTTCAGTTCCACCAGGTTCGAGAACGCCTTGGATGTATCCGTACCATTCGATAGTTCGTCGATTACCTTCTGGTGTATTCGAGTCATCTTCGTTGAGAATATCGTCGTAGAAGTGGTCGTCGAAGTGCTTTCCTGTGACCGTAGCACCAGCACCGTAGACTTCAAGTTGGTTCTCTTGTGGTGTGGTTTCTCCGCTGCGCTTGATCGTGAGCATGTTCGCAGTAACCCGCGACCAGCCATTCATGTTCTTTCCGGGGTCAGGGATCTCTTCAGGAAACAGGGACATGAGAGTGGGAGATTGGAACATCCGAACAATGGACTTGAGCTCTGCCTCTACAAGGTTGGAGGTCTTGGAGTAGAGAGCAACTCGGACTACGTCCGGATCTGCAAGGATGAGCTGCATGATCCTCACCTTCACCCAGAAGGTCTTGGCGTGCCTTCGGGGGATGAGGATCATCTTGTCGCCCTCTCTTTCGAGAAGACCACAAAGCCAGCGGTGGAGACGGGGATCTACGATGCTCTTCCCGCGCCTGTCCTTGGCTCCGCCTAACCCAAGGACATCATTGCCGAGGTAGAAGAGATCGTGGAGACACTTCCAGCGCATCCACAGGAGGTTGGCGTCATCCCAAAGCTTTGGTTCTTCTTTGGGGAGATCGGGAACAAGTCCCTTGGACCATCCAAGGCCCTCAAGGATCTGACGAAGCTTCGCCTGGTCCTGGGACTTAGAGGTCATTCCTCGCTACAAACTCTCCCAAGTCTCCTGCTTCCTTCGCCATGTCTGCTTCGGACGTATCCGGAAGAGGCTCTGCTTCCTTCGTATCGTCGCTGTGAGAGGCCCAGATCTCCACCTGGGGTAGTTTCACCACTTTGCCTTCTCCGGCCAGCCTGAGGGCCTCTATGGCCCTCTCAGGGGACATCTCGATCGAGTGGACCCTATGCCCGCTTTCGTAGTTGGGGGATAGAACGATGAACAGGTCGGTTTGCTCAGGCATCAGTTTTCTCTGTTCGTCCATATCTTCCCTGGAAGAAGTTCTTCAGGTTGTCTGGATTCTCCAGGATGAACTCAAGCATTTCAAGGATCACGTCGTTCATTGAGTAGCCTCGTCCTTTGCAGAGAGCTTTGAATTTGTTTCGGCTGGCAGTGTCGAGCCCGTAGACGTTGATCTGTTTGCCGCGAGATGGACTGCCCATCAGAAGATCTCCTCTTCGAGAACCTTCCTCCCTGGATCCTCGTATCCGCCAGCTGGTTCTCCGTCTATCTCCGGCAGGCCGCTCTTGCTGGTTGGAGCGGTGTAGGGTGGGGGCGGTTTGAGCTCGGGCTCGATGGCGAATGGGTCGTCCCCGTTTCTCTGGACTTGACTGGTAGCTGCGGAGAGGATCGGATTTGGTGCGTCCACCTCCCGGTTGGCCAACCTGGTGAGCGCCCAAAGGAGTTGTTCCGCCTCCCTCTGCGTGATGTTCAGTGATCGACCTGAAAGGTCGAGCGCAATCACTTCAGGACTCTGGCGCTTGGCGGTAACCATTGATCTCCTCTGAGAGTTGGGTGAGCGAGGAGAGCGTTACCTCGCCCGTCACTCTTCGCGTGAACCGAAGACGCGTCATCTGGTCGTCAATCTCTCTGATGGCTTCCACGCAGAGATACTTGAGGTCGTGGACCTCATTGGTCAGTCCCTCCGACGACTTCGTCTTCGACTGCAGCCCCTTGTTCACTCTTGGCTCCTTCAAATTCAGCCATTGCCGCTGGAAGTCTCTCTGAGTAGCGGACGACTCTGCCGATCATCATCTTCATGACCGCAGAGACTGAATGACCATGGTGGGCACAGATGGCCTTGAGGTCCTCTGCCACTTCATCTTTCACCTGAACGCCAATTGCCTTCACTTGTCCTCCCTCTTCATTCCTTCCCTCACCCGTATCCGGTCAGCTGGGCCCATGTCCTCCATCCTTTCTCCAGTCTCCACAAACTTCTGCGTAACTGGCTGATCTAGGTCCGGAGATACCTTCCGAAAAATCCACCCAGATATCTCGGTCTGCATCGAGGTCCTGTTATCGAAACACCATCGCTTGAACAGCCCGTGGAGCTCGTCACTCAACTTGACCTTCACGATCTTCTCCATGGACCAGATGGTACCTCTGTACCACGTGGTACGTCTACCCCCTCTGGGCCAAGTGTACCAGATGTACCAAGTGGTCCTTCGTATTGGCCTACTCCGTATAGGCCTTCCCTGGTCCCAGGAAATTCTGGGAGAAATTAGGAGGGGGTTTGAGGGACGGTAAGACTAATCATAGGGGGG